ATTAGAAGTATGGGACGGAGCAGACTGGGCCAGCCCGGCAGGTGCTGCAGGTGCGGTGAATGAAATTACCGCGAACGAGATAGCGGCAATATATGCCATAACTTTAGGATGATATAAAAATGCCTACAGTTTTTAAACATTCGGTTAACACAGAAATAGGAACTACTCCTGTAGACATCGTTCAGATTCCCGAGGGAGTAAGAGCCACAGTGATAGGATTAAATTTAGCCAACGTTACTGAGTATGACACAGTAAATGTCAATGTATTTGTGGTTGATGAAAATTCTACACAAGCGCACTATGTTAGAGGTCTAGTAATTCCTCCTAACACTTCAGCTAAAGTTGTGACACAAGGTGAAAAATTGATACTGCCACAAACTGCTGGATTGCGAGTAGTTAGCGATACAGAAAACAGTGTCGATGCTACAGTAAGTTATGTTGAGATATCATAAGGATAAACTATGAGTGCGAATTATTATATAGGAACAACTCCAGAAACCGCTCTAGGTGACAGTCCGCGATATTGGTATGCTCTTCGAAGAAATCAAGACGGTGAATTGTTTTTACTACGTAGTGATCAATTGAAAGATAAAGATTCTATAGAACTAAACCTTCCAGGAGATCCGGCCGAAAATTTTGAAGATTTCGAACCAGGTGTCGACTATTTCGAAGGGATCGCAGATGATCACGAAGTCGAACACGAAAATTTAGTATGGATTCAATATCGTTGGGATAATCGTAATATGCTATATTACATCGACAGCGAAGGTCGATTGACACAACGTATCAATCAGGGATATTCATATCCTGATGGTGTATCAAGTTAAAGAGAAAAGATTATGGCAGAATTTAAGATAAGTAGGATTAGATATACTTGGCGAAATGCTTGGACCAGCGCACGAGCCTATAATAGAGACGACGTAGTTAGATACGGAGGATCTACATGGGTATGTGTAAGACAGCATACATCGTCAGCCTTCCAAACCGATCAAACTTTTTTAGCGAATCCAGGAGATACTGATTTTACTCCAGCCTGGATAAAAATGACTGACGGATATGCTTGGAGAAGCAATTGGAATCAATCAACTTTATATAATTCCGGAGACGTCGCATTATACGGCGGAGTCGTGTATCTATGCGTGACCAGTCATACATCACAGTCTACATTCGATGCTAGTATTTCTAATTGGGCTGTCTATCTTTCTTCTATAAATTGGAGGACAGAATGGCAACCTAATACCAGATACGGTATCGGCGATTTGATCAAATACAACGGTATAGTTTATAGATGTATCGTAGGACATACTAGCTCTACCACTGCTCTCGGCCTAGAAATAGGCAATAATGACACACAAGATGACAGCACAGGTGAACTGTGGGAAATCTATTACGAAGGAATCGAGTTTGTAGGAGAATGGACTGAAAGCGTTAGATATCGAGAAAACGATTTAGTCAAATATGGTGGTAGTATTTTGAGATGTGTCATAGGGCACGTCGCTACGGGCAGTATCGAAAATGATAACTTCGTTACAGAATTTCCCGGATTTAATTTCCATCAAGAATGGAGTTCATCGGTCTATTATGCAGTAGGAGATATAGTCAAACACGGTGGTTATATCTATGTCGCCAACGCAAACAATTATCAAAGAAATCCTGCCGCAGACGATACCACACAATGGGATTTATTAAGCAAAGGTATAAATTTTCTAGGCAATTGGTCATCTTCGACAAATTATAAAACCGGAGATCTAGTACGCAGAGGAGGAAATTTATATGTTGCTGTCGCAGATACTACCAACGATGGCAGCAGCCTCGATTATTTAGATGCAGGAAATTGGGAGTTAGTTACCACGGGCAAAAATTGGCGCGCAGGCTGGCAGCAAAATCAATCTTACAAAATCAATGATCTAGTAATCTATTTAGGTAGTACCTATGCATGTAATTTAGAACACGATTCTACAGATCAAAACTTTCCAGGTGATAACGGTTCAGGATTCGAATATTGGGATTTAATACTACAAGCCGGTCAAGATGCTGGCATGACCACTCGCGGCGATCTTTTGACTTATGATCTTAGTAGAGCACTACAAAGTGACGGCAGCACATTTGGCCCCGCTAGAGTTCCCGTGGGATCAGAAGGCCAATTACTGTCTGTTAGTAGCGCATCTTCTTTAGAATACAAAACGTTTGGAAATGTAAATAGGGTTGTTTATGTAGCCACAAATGGCGTAGATGATGCAACAGATATGATGAGAGGATATAATCCTTTCAAACCTTGGCGCACAGTGAGATTCGCTTGCGAACAGGTAGATGACGGATTTTCCGGAACGACCACAGTTCGTGTTGCTGCCGGACTGTATGAAGAAATTACTCCTATTATAATTCCAGCACGGACAGTGGTATTAGGCACAGAACTCAGAACAACTACTATAAAAGCAGCAGGCCCAATTGCAGCATTGGCACTAGATAGCACTTATACAATAGCGGTATTGAATCGAATTTCTAATATCTTATCTCCATTAATTAACGGAGATTCTTTTAATAAAAGTTTAGGTAATCCTTTAAATCCTGTGGAACCTTTTAAAGTTGTAATTACAGGAACATCTTTTAGTCCTCCGATATATGAACAGATTCCTTACAGCCCTCCTCAATTTGATATTAACGGAATAGAACAGTTTCAACAAGGCCCAGAAATATTCGAAACTACTACAGAAACTATAGAGCCACTTACTGTAGATACATTTACTATAGGAAGAGTTTCTGGAATGATCTCTAACATAATAAGTTATATAAACTTTTTTGTTAACAGTTCTGGCTCTTCACCAGCCATTTCAGGAACCAACACAGCGAACACTTCGGAAAATGTGTTGAACGTAGCTACCGCACTAGAACAGAATAGAGCTTTTTTACAAGAAGAAGCGGTTGCATTTATGAGATCTTCGTTTCCTGCCTATAACTTTGACAGCGATCTCTGCAAACGAGATGTGAGCAGATATATCGATGCTTGGAAATACGACATACTTTATACCGGTAATTACAAATCTATATTAGCAGCTCGCTATTATCGAAATGCAATATTAGGTTGTCAAGAAACTGAAGATATGTTTTATGTTAGAGATTCCACAGGTATTAGAAATTGCACACTAACAGGATTAGAAGCAGAATTAAGTCCGCCGATAGCATTTGATCTATATCAAAAACCATTAGGCGGTGCGTATGTTAGCTTAGATCCAGGATGGGGTCCAGCCGATGAAAAGGTGTGGATCGTAAATCGATCTCCTTATATTCAAGGTGTCACTACAATCGGTACAGGTTGTACCGGACAGAAGATCGACGGATCATTACACAACGGTGGTAATCGTTCTATCGTATCTAACGATTTCACGCAGGTATTATCAGACGGCATTGGAGCATGGGTAACTAACAATGGTCGAGCCGAATTAGTTTCAGTGTTTACCTATTATTGTCACATTGGTTATCTAGCAGAAGATGGCGGCGTTATTCGTGCTACCAACGGTAACTGTTCTTATGGAACATTTGGTGCTATATCAGACGGAATTGATGACACCGAAGTGCCGGTCACGGCAGTAGCATATACTAGAGCTCAACAAGCTTCGATCGCATCTGCATTCGCAGGAGATTTCGTAGACGAGATACAGATTTTAGAATTTGATAATTGCGGTGAAAACTATACCGAAGCTGTTGCGTCTTTCGTTGGCTCGGGCGTAGACGCTAGTGTGGTCTTTGAAGACTTTCGAGACGACGCAGTGTTCCAAGCTAGATTATTAGATGCTAACACTTCTGGAATCGCTCAATCTATCGGCGGAAGCGGTTATGTTATTGTACAGAACAATGCTCAAACAGGCACCGCAACTACTATCACGATAGCTACCAACGATCCGAATTCTATCTCCGAATATTTAGGAATGAGAATCATTCTCACTAGCGGAGCTGGTACAGGTCAATATGGTTACATAACTGGTTATGATAATATATCTAAAATCGTAAACGTCGCTAGAGAATCAGACAATCAACCAGGTTGGGATCATGTCGTTCCAGGCAAGCCGGCCACAGTTCCATTATTGACTAACACCGTTTACAGGATAGAACCTAGAGTAATATTTTCAGAACCAGCATATGCTGCTCAAGAAATTATTGTTCCTACTTCGACAACTTGGTCTGAAATAGTCTACGGAGAAACGACAGAAACATACAGTAATATAGCAGTTAACGAAGCAGGTACAGGAACTACGATTGATGTCGAGGCTGCCCTGGCTAGATTTAATATCACCAAACAAGGTCGAGATTATGTGATAACTATCAGCAATGGTGGTGCTGGTTATGAAGAAGGACAACTGTTAACTATCGACGGCGACCAAATCGGTGGCGAAACACCTCTCAATGATCTTATCATTTTAGTTACACAGGTTAGTGATGACAGCACAAACTCTGTGTTAGCAGCTGAACAAAAAACATATGGAACCGGAGAAGATAATCAGGCCTCCAGCGGAAAATTTGTAGTAGTATCTAGCAGCGGAAGTGCTGCACTTTATAGCGGCGACGGTGAAACCTGGACAGATTTCAACATGCCTAGTGCAGGCGATTGGAAATGTTTAGCAGCAGGCAACAACAGATTCGTTGCTATACAAAAAGACAGCAATGCTGCAGCTAGCTCTCTAGACGGAGTAACCTGGACCGCAAGAACTATGCCTGCCACAAGAGGTTGGAATTCTGTGGTTTATGGCGGCGGAGCATTTTTAGCCATCGCCGACGATTCTAATTCAGCTGCCTACAGTTTAAATGGCACCACCTGGACTGGGGTCAATATGCCTTCATACGGAGATTCCACATTAAACGAATGGATCGATGTCGCTTACGGTAAAAATAGATTTGTAGTATTGGCCAACAGCAATAACAATGTAATGGTAGGCGAAAGAAATACCGTTACTAATGTTTGGACATGGGCCGGTCATATCATGGATGTGATAGCAGACTCAAGTAGCAAAGATTGGGTCAGTATCGCCTACGGTAACGATAGATTCGTAGTTATTTCTAGTACAGGTGATGTCGCTTATAGCTTTGATGGCGCAACATGGTTACCTGCAACTATGCCTTCTCAAGACGGATCTACAGCACATAATTGGAAAAAAATACGCTACGCACAAGGAGTGTTTTTTGCAGTAGGAGATACTGGAGGTAGAGATATAGGTGGAGATCCTGTTGCAACCGCTACTAATTATGCAGCGACATCGTTCGATGGAGTTGTTTGGACCCAGAGAACTCTAGCATCTAGCAAAGAGTGGGCATCTGTAGCATTCGGAAATCCATACGTCGACAGCAGAGATTCTTCGGTAGGCAAGAAAACTCCGATGTGGATAGCTATAGATAATACCAATACATTTAATAAAATACAGACTGGCGCTAGAGCATTAGGAAGGATCACTTCGTCCAGCGGATTAATATCATCTGTGAAGCTATGGGATCCGGGAAGCGGTTATACCGAAGGTCCTACTTGTACTTTAATAGATCCTAACAATACTTCAAATGCGATCATTGAATGCAGAACATCTGACGGTGTATTAGCTCAACCTAGTTGGTTAGATCGAGGACTAGGATATAGAACCACCAGTACCACAGTCACTATAACCGGTGACGGATTTGCTGATGTAATACCCACCGGTAAGTTCTTTGTGATAAACGATCTAGAAGATTATCCAGGACCTGGAGCTAGCCTTACCATAGGCAATTTAGAAGGATTTTATACACTAGTAACTATAGAACCTATAGGTCCAACTGATCGTGGACTAGCGGCTAGAATTCGTGTAAGTCCAGAGTTGAAAGTTAGAGACAATCTACAGCATTTGGCACCTATCACTATAAGAACACAATTTAGTCAATGTCGTATCACAGGTCATGACTTCCTAGACATTGGTACAGGAAATTTTGAAGAAACTAATTATCCAGAATTATATAGTGGATTCTATACTCCAGCACCAGAAAATGAAATCGTAGAATTAAATCGAGGTCGAGTTTTCTATACTTCTACTGATCAGAGCGGTAACTTCCGTGCAGGAGAATTGTTCGCGGTAGAACAGGCCACAGGTATCGTGACCATTTCTGCGGATTTCTTTGACCTAGGAGGATTGACTGAGTTAAGGCTAGGAGGTATCAGAGTAGGTGGCACCGGCGCTGTGGTAAGAGAATTTTCAACCGATCCGTTGTTCATAGAGGATTCGAACAATATTGTTCCGACTCAACGAGCAATCCGTGCATATCTAGCTAATAGATTATCTGTAGGCGGTTCAGAAATTTCTGTAGGAAGCTTTATCGCAGGAACCATACTAGTAGGTCCAGATAGAATTAATAACGTAGCAAATTTAAATATTGTTTTTCCTATAAGAACAGAATTTGATGCTGCTAACTCTGGAATAAGCGGTAGTATGTTAGCTCAAAATATGTTTTATCGTTCGTTTAGAAGTAATTGATTAACAGTAATAAATATAGAATACGGAGTAGAAAATGGCAGAATTTAAACTAGGTAGAATCAGATTTGTATGGAAAGGCGATTGGAATCCTTCCACAACTTATTACATAGATGATGTGATAAGATACGGAGCCAGGACCTATATATGCGCAGTAGGACATACCTCTGCAGCAGATTTTAATACTGATTTAGAATATAGTCCAACCAAATGGAATCAAATGAGCGATGGCCAATCTTGGACCGGAGATTGGAGTACTTCTACATTTTATAGAATCAACGACGTTGTCAAATATGGCGGACTGCTGTATATTTGTAATGATAGCCATACTTCCGCAGCCATCGAATCTACCGGCCTAGAAGCAGATCAATCTAAATGGACACTATATGCTGAAGGATTAGATTGGAAAGATGATTGGTCTACAGCCACACGATATAAAGTAAATGATGTAGTGAGATACGGCGGATATACATATGTGTGTAATGAATATCATACATCAGCTGCCACATCATTGTTAGGTCTGGAAGCAGACCAATCTAAATGGGATGAATTCAATCAAGGTATAGAATACAAGGGTAATTGGGTCACTGCTACTCGTTATAAAGTAAACGATGTGGTAAAATATGGTGCAGGTTCGTGGATCTGTTCTACACAACACGTAGCAGATGCTGCGTTCCTTACCGATTCAACAGCCGGACGTTGGTCACAATTTATCGAAGGTAACGAGTTTGAAAGCACTTGGAACTCCTCTACATTATATCAACCCGGTGACATAGTTAGTTATGGCGGTAATCAATATGTTTCCAAAACTGTTCATACTGCTGCTACTTCCGCCGACACTCCGCCAGCAACAGCGGCAGATTGGGATCTATTCTCTGAAGGCTTAAAATATCAATCAAACTGGAGCAACTCTACTTCTTATAAAATCGGAGAGGTAGTTACACGCAACGGAAACGCCTATGTAGCAACAGTAGATAGTCCAAGCAATGCATACACCGTGACAGCAAGTAACACAGCCACGGATATATTCACAACCAGCAGTACTGCCGGAATGGTTGCCGGCATGTCAATTAGATTTGCTGGAGTACCATTCGGTGGAATTTCTGTAAATTCACGATATTACGTCAACGAAGTTGTTAACGGAACTACATTTAAGATTACAGACAGTTTCGGAGGCCCAGTATTCAATTTAACTACCGCGTCAGGAACTATGACGGCTACAGTTTCGGCCGAACCTCCAAACTCTTCTTATTGGTCAGTGCTTTCTAGCGGAATCTATTGGAGAGGAGCATGGGAGGATGATGTAGAATACAACGTAGGTGATGCTGTAAGATTAAGTTCTAATGCTTATGTTTGTATCAATTCTCACAGATCAGAACAGGACGACGGTTCCACTATCGGCACTCAGGGTGGCGGCGCAGCCAATAGCAGACCTGATTTAGACACCACAGGAACATACTGGAGTCTGTTGAGCATAGGATCAGAAACAGATATCCTTTCAGTACGAGGAGATTTGGTCTACTACGGTGGTTCCGGACCTACCAGATTGCCAGTAGGACGAGAAGGTCAAATTTTAAGATCAAACGGAACAGATCCAGAATGGGCTACATTAGGAGAAGTAGATCATGTATATTTCGTTGCCACACATGGTACCGATTCTCCTGCTCCTATATACGGTAAAACTTTTGACAAGCCATGGAAAACTATTCGTTATGCCTGTGAACAAGTAGAACAAGGCCCAATGAATCCGGAAGCGAAAAAATTGTTAGAACTTAATCGTGTGTTTATACAGCGAGAAGTAACAGAATTTATTCAGAATCAAATAACCAATAACATCGCACCATTTACATCTGCGTTTGTCTATGATGATTTTAAATGTGAAAGAGATGTGGGTTTTGTAATAGATGCATTGATTTACGATATCGGCCACGGCGGAAATATCAAATCTAGAGGCGCTGCTAATTCTTTAATAGGAGGATTGAGCGAGGAAGAAACCGAATCCTATCCAGGGTTGACTTTAGAATCTGAAGAATCGGTAGCTGCCTATAATTATATGTTAGAAGTCGTAGAGGACGTTCTAACACAAACAGCACCCGCTGTAAATTATCAAACTTTAAACGGCGATAACTCAACTGCAACAGTGGCACAATATTTTGATGCTGATCTCGAAGCCGAATCTGGTACTTATACTACCATACAAGGATTAGTAGGTATAATAACTGATGCGATCACTGCAAGAGCTGCCGCTAGCACTCCTGCAGAAATAGCGGCCGCCCTGGCAGCAGTCCCAGCTAGAAGAAGTCCTAGCAATTTAATTAGAGTGGCTACAGGTCAATATCGAGAAGTTTTACCGATCATCGTCCCAGAACAAACTTGTGTGCAAGGTGATGAGCTCCGCTCCACCAATGCTGGACCTGGAACAGGAACAACCAATATATCAGATGCTATGTATAGCGTTGGCGCTTTGACTAGAATGGAGACAGTGGTTGGAGAAATAATCACCGGAGCAGATGTCACAGAAAGTTCTGGAAATACGGAAATTCAAAGTATCGCATTTCCGTACGCAAGTTCTGAAGAGTCAACTACTATAAAACAATTGGTCAGAACCATACAACACAATATTGATTTTAGACTGAATGCCAATATATTAGCATCATATACATTACCAACAGGTTATAATACAGCTTACTTAAACGGTTATGGTGATGCTAGAACATTGATCAAAGAAAACAGACAGTTTGCCAAGTCGGAATTAATAGCTTTTATAGCAGTAAATTATCCTAATGTCAAATATAGCAAGACTAAATGCAAAAGAGATGTAGGTTATATCATAGATGCATTAATTTATGATCTTACCTACGGCGGAAACAGCCAATCTGTAAATGCCGCATTGGCTTACTTCGATGGCCCAGGCAGTGAATTCGCTGGAATATTTGGAGAATCTACGGAAGAAGTGACCGCTACTATTGCCAGTTATCAGAGACTCAAGACGATTCTTCAACAAATTGCTGCTAATACTACCGTTACAAGAACTAACGGAAACACCGATACACAATGGACTGACAGCACCAATCTCACAGGAGGATCAGCGGCTTCGTCGTTTATCGGTTCAGCTATAGATATCATAATTAATATCCTTACAACAGGAGCTACCACAGCCGCACCTTCAATTACTGTAACTTCTATCACCGGTAGTAATACAGCAGTAACTGGAAGCGCACACGGATTAGCGGCAGGAGACACATTCGTTCCTCGCACCACAGCCAACGGTTTCGTCAAGAACAGAAAATATTGGGTATTGACTGCACCTAGTGGCACAGAGTTTACAGTGTCTACAACATTCGGCGGTAGCACACATACACTAACCAACGGAACAGGATTAAGTATCGTTGGAGACGTTACAGATACTCCTCCTGCGACCAACGGAGTCACTTCTACTACAGCGTTGATTACTGCCGCGCAGACACTAGATGCCGCGCAGGAAACCATAGTACAGAATGTCGTAGACGATCTAAACGCGGTAGCCTGGCATACTGATTTTGTCGTCGATGATACATCTTTAACTACGACTCAGTTTAGAATCTATGTAGGCAAACATACATTGGCACATACCTATGTCAGTGGCGGCACAGTTACTAAATCCGACGAAACAGTTTTAAATATTTCTAATTTTGTCTACAACGAAAGTACAGGATATGCAATTGTAACTACAACTACACACGGTCTTGAAGCAGGAGATATCGTAGATATAGAAGATATCACAGTATCTTGCCTGTCGTCGGGTGGTAGTCCTGTACAGACTGTGTTTCCGAGTTCGACCAAAACCGATGGCGTGACACCTAAAATCCGTTATCTACAGCACAAATGCCTGAGAGATACTAGATTAATATTAGAAGCTGTGATGTACGATTTTATGTTCAACAGCAACGTGCAGACAAAGGTAGCAGGTTATTCTTACCTAAGATCAACTGCTAGTGACGTATACGATCTAAATCAAAAAACCATAACTAGAGATGCGTTGGCAAATGCTAAAACAGAAGCTTTGGCTAATGTCGGCGGTGACACTACCGCTCAAGCGAGAATCGAATCTCTAATGACACTGTTAGATGATATCGTATTCAGCGGTAGTACAGAAGGCAGTAGATGTGCAAGCGGAAACAGAATGATCGACTATGCTGTGTTACAGCTAGAAAGAAATAGAAGTTATATCGTAGCAGAAATAGATGCATACATAGACTCAACCTACACTACAACGGTTACCAACGCTACCGCGTCAACAGATCTGTTTACTTGTTCTTCAACGGCGTGGATGCAGAGAGGAACAGCTATTAGATTTAGCGGCACAGTGTTTGGTGGAATTAACACAGAAACAACTTATTATGTACAAAATGTCGTAAGCTCAACAACATTCAAGATCACTACAACTAGAGGATCTAATGCGGCTTTAGATATTACCAGCGATTCTGCCGGATCAATGACAGTTAAATTGCACTATAACAGCGATCTCTGTCTGCGAGATGTTAATTCTTATATAGATGCGTTGAAATTCGATCTTAAGTTCCCTGGAAATTACAAATCTCTAATGTCTGCGAGATATTATGCCAACGCTGTGGTCGGTAGCCTAGAAGAAGATATGTATTATCTACGTGATGCTACTGGAATTAGAGATCAGACACTGCAAGGACTTACTGGTGATCTTCTTGCACCAAACAGTATAGGAACTTCCAGAGTCAGTGCAGGTGCTTACTGTTCTCTAGATCCAGGATGGGGACCAGAAGATTATCGCACTTGGATCATCACTCGTTCGCCGTATGTCCAAGGTGTAACAACATTTGGTACTGCTTGTATCGGTCAGAAGATCGACGGAGCACTGCACAACGGAGGAAATGATTCTATAGTCTCTAATGACTTTACACAGGTATTGTCAGATGGTATTGGTGCATGGGTCGATAATAACGGTCGTGCTGAACTAGTTTCGGTGTTTACTTATTATGGTCATATCGGTTACCTAGCGACCAATGGCGGTAGGATCCGTGGTACCAACGGTAACTGTTCTTACGGTGACTTTGGTGCTGTGGCAGAAGGTTTCGATACTTCAGAAACACCTAATACTGCTATAGTTGATAACAGATTCCAGTTTAATGCCGTCGTAGATCGGATCGTCACTGACGGATCTGGTCTTTTACAATTCGAATTTACCAATGCTGGTATCGACTACACCGAAGCGGAGTATGTTATAACTGGTGGAGGGCTCAATGGAAATGTAGTCAACGATGAATTCCGTGATGATGCAGTTTTCGAAGTGAGAATGCTTGACCTTGTAGACGATAGTACCAACGCCGAAGAAGCTGACGGAAACTTTGGCGGATTTGGTTATATCACTAACAGCAATACTGCACAAGGAGGTTCTAGTACTTCTATAACTATAGCTGCTACTGATTCAGAAACCAGCACCGCATACGTAGGTATGAAAGTGGTTTTAACAGGCGGAGCCGGTGTAGGACAGTTTGGTATTATAACTTCGTATAATTCAGGAACCAAAGTTGCAAATGTGGTGAAAGAAAGCACAGGAGTAGCAGGTTGGGATCATATGATTCCGGGAACCACTATAGCGAATCCAGATGCTTCTACTACATATATCATAGAACCTAGAGTGACATTTAGTGCTCCTGCATTTACTGCCGCAGCATCTATTTTACCAAGTTCAGGAACCTGGAGCAGTGCAGTTTACGGTGAAACTGCAGCAGTCTATACCAGCTTGTCAGGAACGTATTCCGGCAGTGGTGCAGGAGCGACATTCACGGTCATCCGCAATGGATGGAAATATACACCATCTTTACAGACCGCAGGTACAGGTTACACTAGATTACAGACTATCACCATAGCCGGAAATAATCTAGGAGGTACGGCTGTAACTAATGATCTAGTGATCACTATCACAGCAGTAAATTCTGTGACAGGCGCTATATTAGAATTCGATCATTCAGGCAGCGGTGCAGGCGGAAGATACGTGGCTGTAAGAAGCGGATCTACTAATGCCGGTGCATATTCAAATGACGGCATTTCTTGGACCGGCATGACTCTTCCTAGCACCGGTTCTTGGACAAGTGTAACGCACGGTTTGATAGACGACGGATCTTCTGTCGGTAAAGTCAGCAGATTCGTAGCAGTACGCAGCGGTAGCACCGCAGCAGCTTATTCCGCAGACGGTATAACTTGGACCGCATCTACACTGCCATCTAGTGCGTCTTGGACTTCAGTAGCTTACGGTAATGGTCGATTTGTAGCTATTAGTAGCGGTGCGGGAGGTAATGTGGCAGTAAGTCTCGACGGTGAAACGTGGGATATCACTAGCAGCCTAACAGATTCGGGATACACAGAAGTCGCATATGGTCGAGGATTATTCGTGGCTATAAGAACTGCAACAACCGACGCACAGACTAGTCCAGATGGTGTGACCTGGACCGCTAGAACTTTACCTGCTGCTGACGCTTGGATCAGTGTAACTTGGGGCAACAATAAATTTGTAGCAGTAGCTTCGGATAGCAACGACGGTGCTATTAGCTTAGATGGTGCGACCTGGACTGCCGTGACTCTGGGTTCAGTCGACTCTAGTACCGCAGGATACCAAAAAGTACGTTACGGTCAAGGATTGTTTATGGCCACAGTATACAAGAGTGGAGAAACTGGTTACTCCTTCTGTGTGACATCGGAAGATGGATTAACTTGGAATGAACAGAGTCTTCCTGACAACGGCGGTAGCATAGAAGGTTACAACGCCTTGGCATTTGGTAATCCTCAACGAACAGGTCGTTGGGTAGCGCTTCAGTACGCTTCTGGAACACACGCAGTTAGTATCAGGACTGGTGCTAGAGCCAAAGGACGTGCTCTAGTAGCAGCTAATAAACTGTTCCAAGTTAATATTACAGAGCCAGGATCAGGTTATAATACAACACCGACGATCACATTTACGGATCCCAACAACACATTTGAGGCGCCTACTTTGGTTAGAAAGGGCAGCGGCGTACTAGCCAACCCAACATTTATCAATAGAGGATCGCAGTATGTTACGAGTAATGCAGAAATCGATACCGGTGACGGATATGCTGATTTATTCCAGCCAGGTGCATTTGTGGCTGTTAGGCAGATCACAGAAAGACCAGTACCAGGATCTAATGTGGTATTTGGACATCTTCCAGATAGAACATTTAAATTAGTGAATGTGATAACATTTTTAGGAACCAATGATGGTGGTTATACTGCATTCTTCCAAATAAGTCCAAATTTAACTATATCTGAAGCACCAGCCCATGAAACCAGTATAACTACCAGATTGCGTTATAGCCAGGTTAGACTTACAGGACATGACTTTTTAGATATAGGAACTGGTAATTTTGAGGATACAAACTATCCAGGATTACCAACACAAGATCCGATACCTGCCAATGAAACAGTAGAAGGAAACGGCGGCCGGGTGTTCTTTACAGCCACTGATCAAGACGGTAACTTCCGAGTTGGCGACTTGTTCAATATCGAACAGAGCACTGGTATCGCGACATTGAATGCTGATGCATTCAATATTTCCGGACTGCAGGAATTGAATCTAGGTAATGTGACTCTAGGTGGCGGATCTGCGACAATCACAGAATTCTCGACCGATCCGTTCTTTACTGCCGATTCAGATAATATCGTTCCAACGCAGAGAGCTATCAAGGCCTTTATCGCCAGCCAGATTGGTGGCGGCGGAGCTAGTCTAAACGTGAACTCTGTGACTGCAGGTTCGATCTTTATCAGCAGTAACGTTATTACAACCACTACCGGCGGACCAATTAAAATGAATGCTACTTTTGAGTTCCGCGGTGGAGTAATAGGTCTACCTTTAGCATTCAACTATTTTTTAAACTAAATATATAACGGAGAAATAAATTATGGCAACAGGAAGACTAGGAGTAGCAGATTTAGCAGCAGCTACCAATACTACACTTTACACAGTACCGTCTTCGACATTTTCAGTAGTGTCATTGAGTTTGTGTAATAGAGGCACATCAACGGTTACGGTGAGAGTGGCAGTTTCTGCATCTGGAACGCCAGCTGACAGCGAATACATCGAATATGATGTAAATCTGCTAGCCAAAGGTGTGTTAGAAAGAACAGGTATCGTGTTAGACGCAGGTAAAAATATTGTGGTAAGAGCCAGCGCTACAAACGTATCAGCTGTCTGTTATGGTATCGAAACCGCCACAGCCTAATAAAAAATAGGAGATAGAAATGGGACGAAGTATTCATACAGGAACAGCAGGTAGTGGCGGTGGAATTGGATCGCTGAATGTTATCGCTAATAAGATAACCAGCGTGGTAGAAAATGATGACATCGAATTCGAACCTAACGGTACTGGTAAAGTAGAGATGGTTAGGAACACTTCGGCTACCAGCACCAGCACAGGTGCTTTAGTCGTAGTAGGAGGTGTCGGCATAGGCGAAAATCTTTGGGTAGGTGGTAATATCGAAGGTGCAGGTACTATTAACGGCGGAACATTCTAATGCCTAATATAAAGCTAAAAACATCAAATACTCCCGGATCTGTTCCCGCAGGACTGGTGCCAGGTGAATTAGCTATTAACACAGCAGATAATGCCTTGTATATAGGCAATGCTTCAGGCACAACCATAAAAATAGTAGGTACACTAGCAGCCAACCCTGCAAACAATGTAACTATTACAGGCGGATCCATACAAGGAACCACTGTGGGTGCCGTGACGCCGGGAACGTTGACCACCGGCAATTTAAAAATCGCTAGCGGACAAGCAGTGTCGTCCGCATCAACTTCCACGAGCCTAGGAACCAGTAATTCTGTTATAGCTACCCAATCAGCAGTGAAAAGTTATGCTGACACACACGTAGGAGCTCTCAAGAATATCTATACATTTACCAGCAACGGTACCTACACCAAAAGTGGTGCTGATGTACGTCAAATACGTGTGATCTGTGTAGGTGGCGGTGGCGGCGGTAGAGGTTACGGTGAAAGCGGTGGCGCAGGTGGATTCACAGAAGAATGGATCGATGCGACAGGAATCTCAACAGTTAGCATAACGATCGGTGGTGGTGGTGGTGGCGGGGTATACTATGGTTATAGTCCCGGCGGAGGCACCACCAGTTTCGGCAGCTATTGCTCGGCATCTGGGGGCAACGGTGCCAATAACAACCAAGATCACACCGGTGGACGAGGTGGTGATGGCAGCGGCGGAAACTTAAATTTCACAGGTGGCGGTGGCGTGGGACATCATAACTGCCACACAGCATCATATCATAATCCCGGAATGGGCGGAGCCAGTTTCTTTGGGGGTGCTCAACCAGGCGTACACTATACCGGTCGTTCGGAAGACGTGGGAGCGTTTGGCGCTGGGGGTACAGGATCAAACTGGTACAACAACGGTGCTAACAACTACGACAGAGGATTTGACGGCAAAGCCGGAGTATGTATAGTCTACGAGTACAGATAAAATGCCAAGAATAAAGATAAAAACATCAACCACATCAACAGCAGTACCAGCTGCCGGTAGTCTTCAGCAAGGAGAATTGGTAGCTAATCTAGCAGATAACAAAGTATGGGTGGGCGATGCCAGCGGCAACCCCATACAGCTCATAGACTCTATAGCCAGCCAAGATAGCGGATCGGTAGCTATCACTGGCGGTAACATAAACGGCACAGCCATCACAGCCACCAATGTAGATACGACTGCACTGACGCTGACAGGCGAAACATTGTATTACGACGAGGGAACAGCGGCCAATAGTTTCACAGCGAATTGGAATAACTCTACTACCTATAACATGGCGGACTTTGGCGGGCTAGGCAATGTCACTGCACACGGTTGGTCATCGGGTCCAGCAACTTATACATTAACACTGACAGGTATTCCTGCACACACAGAAGTGAGATATCAGTGTTTTTTACATTTAGTAGATTCGTTAGACAACGAGACTTCTAACATTTTTACCATGAACAGCGGTGGTACAGAAACAGAAAGACTACGCTTTAGAAAACCAAATACAACGTCTCCTCCAGCATACGATGTCATCGCTTCCGGAACTACAGTATCGTGGCACGGAAATAGATTTTATAGTTATCAGCCTTGGGGTGGAAACAGGACTGCTGAAAACGGTGGCGCCAACGGATATATCATAATGGATACCGGATGGTATGCTCATGCGCTAACAAGTTTCACGGCTAGGCATGTTCTCGGAGCAGACCAAGCACAGTCTGATGAAGCACAGTATATCAGCCATGTGAAACTGTGGATAAGAGGAGCGACCAATACCTATACCTCGATAGCCACATCATTGAGCAGCGGTGCAACCAGTGCATTGCCCACACAAAATGCTGTAAAAACTTTTATCGATACCAATCTGGGAACTACCTCGACTTTTGTTAAAAACGTCTATACATTTACCAGTAACGGTACCTATACCAAGAGCGGATCAGATGTCCGCGCAGTGCGAGCGATCTGTATTGGAGGTGGCGGCGGAGGTAGAGGCTATGGAGAAAGCGGAGGTGCTGGCGGATATGCAGAAAGAACTATCGGAGCAGAAGCTATATCGACAGTTAGCGTAACGGTAGGTGGCGGCGGCGGCGGCGGTAATTATTTCGGTAACAGTCCAGCCGGTGGTACTACCAGTTTTGGTTCATATGTCAGCGCTTCGGGCGGCAGCGGTGCTAACAACCATGGCAGCCACATCGGAGGACATGGCGGTCTTGGATCAACCGGGGATGTGATCAGCCGTGGCGGCGGTGGCAAAGGACACAATAACGGTGTGAACAATCCCAGTAACTCCGCAGTGGGTCGTGGTGGTGCAGGATTTTTTGGCGGATCGAGAAACAGCCATCACAGTGCTAGCCGTCCAGCGGACCACGGTGCACCAGGCGGCGGCGGAACCGCATCAGTTGGCGGATCGGGTGGTACAGGATCCGATGGTCGAGCCGGTATTTGCATTGTATACGAATTGAGATAAAAAAATATGCCTATTTTTAAATTTAGAAACAGCACATCTAGCGGAGCACAACCGGCCAACGGTGATCTAGAGGACGGCGAGATTGCTATCAACGTCGCCAATCAAAGAATGTTCGAAGGCACAGCCAGCTCGACCACGGTTAAGATAACTGATACACTGGCGGTCCAACGCCCAAACAGCGTCAATATCAGTGGCGGCACAGCATCAGTTACCGATCTCAATACATCTACATTGGCCGCGGTGAATACAAACTCTTTGGTTCTTGGCGGGACTACGATCAGCGCAGCCGCAGCTGATCCGTCTAACAATTCAGCTTCTGCAGCCCCTACTGCAGCCAGCGCATTCTATAGAGTCAACGAACTGCGGGGAAAACTTAAAAACGTATTCACTTTTACATCAAGCGGTACTTATACCAAAAGCGGTTCAGATGTCAACAGAATCCATGTGATCGTCATGGGTGGTGGCGGTGGCGGTAGGGCATATTCGGAATGCGGAGGTGCCGGTGGATATGCAGAAAAAATAATCGATGCTACCAGTGTCACTACCGTTACTGTGACCATAGGCGGTCCAGGGACGGGAGGTGTTTATTTTGGGTTTAGTCCTGGAGGTGGTACTACCAGCTTCGGATCTTTTGTATCAGCCAGCGGTGGCGACGGCGCGAACAGCCATATACAACACAACGGTGGTCGGGGAGGTCTAGGATCTAACGGTGATTTAAATGCACGAGGCGGTGGCGGTGGCGGGCATAATAACATGGACCAATATTCCAGTAGCTGTGCTCCGGGTGGTGAGGGCGGTATTGGATTTTTTGGTGGCGGAACTCCTGGAGCACACACCAGCGGTGCTCAGCCTGCGGATGTTGCAGCATGGGGAGCAGGAGGAGTTGCAGTATCGCCTAGCCATAACGGTCAAGGCGGTCGTAACGGCAGAGGTGGAATCTGTATAATTTATGAATACAAATGATTGAGGAACGAACATGAAAAAAGCATTAATAGACAAACGATTTTGGACAGTAGTTCAGATTATCGGTGAAAATGAAACCGAGTTTGAAACAACTGCGGATTTTATCTGGCGGCCTTGCGCAGACAACTGCGAAACAGGTTGGGGATATGATGACAATACCAAAACATATACAGATCCGCATATTCACAGCAGAGACGAATTTGGAAATCCTGTTGAACCTTTCGTCATGCAACGGATGAGATCTTATCCGCCTATGGGAGATCAGTTAGATATGCTGTATAAAGAAATACGAGATACAGGATCTATATCTACTACCGGAGAATGGTTCCAATCGATAAAATATGTCAAGGACAATCTGCCTAAACCCGGATCCGAAGGCGACCCAGGAAATCATATTTTTAAACCTTGATTACCAGACTCCGAAGTTCACTACGATCCTTGAACCCGTAGTTGGCCTAGTACTAGCGTGATATCGAGAGCCGTCAAATACGACGGCTCTTCCTTTTTTAGGAGTCACTCGCTGAAATATCTTTAGTTCTTCTACGGTTACTTCCGAAGGCGAGATGTCTCTAAATGTCTTGTCATAGAAAACCGTGTCCCCATCTGAATCGCAGACATAATACAAGACATTTAGGTGCGATACTTCTCTATCAACATGAGGATGATCGACCCTATCGAGATGGGTGGGTAATGGTATCGTAAGAAAACTTCTAACAGCAATAATTTCTGTTATTCTAAATTTAACTTTATCACAGGCAAAATATACGATCGGTAAGATTAAACCATAAGCTGGACTTATAACACCTTTTTCTCTATCATAAAATTTATGAGCAAACGCTGGCTTTGATTCAGAGACATTGATTTCTTTGATCTTATCTACATCATAGGTTATGTCTTGCATATAATGCCAATTAACATTCTCAGCCACCAACTGTTGTTGTATTAGATCCTGATATTGCTCTGGAAGAAAATCATCTAAAACCACTATATCATCTATTATAAGCATATGATATTAAATCCTATTAAAATCCTAACATTATTTCCGTGATATGGTTCTGCATCGTGCATCAGCATACTAGGAAAAAGTATTAATCTTCCGGGAACGAATCTAGAAGAAAATCTATCATCTGCGAAATCAAGCCCCGGTTTTCTTTCCATAACGTAAGGCAAATACCAATTGTTGCCCTGTTCGTCTATGTCGCTATATATATAAAAAATTCCAGACCATGTAGATCCGGAATGATAGTGAGGTCTGTGATAACCCCCCGGTCTGGTTACATGTGCCCAGCTTTCTGTTATAGCCACTTTATAACTATTGTTATTATTGATTTTATTGATCATAGATTCCGATTCTTCGATCAGCCACAGTTTTAAATCCATTAATTCTTGTTTAGAGTCTAAAAAATCAAAATCTGATTCCCATAATTTATTTTTAGCACGGATAGAAACATTAGATTCTATTGTATTTGGTTTTTCCAACCCCATACAAATTTCTATGATTCGATCTCTGCGATGGTCAAAATCGGACCAATCACTGATCAACAATGGAATTTTGCCTAACGAGATTTCTTGCTGCATTATCTAAAAATATCCACAGATACAGTCACAGTCATTACCAGCCTATCTTCTTGGCTGTTGTTTTTTTCTGTCATATGATGTAAAAAGCCAGGAAAAAATAAAACATCGTTTTGATTTACCTCAACAGTTTTCCAATTATTTCTATCGATTTTAGGGAAACCAGAAAATGTATATTGTAACGGATCTTTAAACATAATATTGCCACCGTCAGCTGGCTGTTTGATATAGATGACTATAGTTTGGTGGCATTGGCCGTGATCATGTTCGTCTGTGTAAGCACCCGGCGGATGCAAATTAACCCAGCTCCTATGTATGAATCGAGGTATATCGTCAGCAAAATTCCATCTCTGCCATACTTCTGCTGCAACTGTGGTTAACCAGTGTCTTAAATTATCGCAAGACTGATCGAAAATCAAATCGTTGGCCGTATTAAATGTTGTTCTGCCATCGTTCTTTTCTAGTCCGTGTATAGATTCGTCATTTAATTTTGTTCGACAAAAGGCTTCTACAGCACTTAAATCTAATGGACAATGTGTTTTATAAATTAAATCAGGCCAAAGTCTTATCGGTTCAATCATGATTCGATGTCTAGATCTGTCTTGGTTAATTTAAATTTATTTTTTGCAGAAATATAACCTCTCCAATTATACCTAGAAAGGCCATTTAATCCTAGGATATTCATGAATCTATTTTCATCTTGACCATTATATTTTCTACTAACAGCATCGATAGATTCTCTTCGAAAAGGAATAATTCTCACCAACGGTTCGCCCATTTTAATCAAGGTATGTTTTTTTTCAAAAAAAGCTAAATTTATAGGTGTATCGTTAAGAGTCATATCGGTATCCAATATACCTGGTAAGGCCTGATAATTTTTATTGGTATAATATATTGGTAACCAAAAACAACTGTATCCGTCTATGGTTTTGATATGCCAAGGATTGTTGATCTTGATCACTAGTCTCACATCAAAATGATCACCTAATATTTTTTGATATTGATTTTCTGTGTGTACATCATGACTGTAATCTTGATTGCTGTATCTAATTAATACATTGTCGCCTTCGAAGTCAATCTCAATATCGCACCATGCGGATATCACATATCCGTATTTTAAAAATGAATTTATCGAAGGACATTGTCTAGCAGTCAGTTGGTAAGATAAATTCCTGCGTTCGAAAGGACAGATTTTTCCTACAGGCAAATCCATGTATTCTTCGGGCAGTTTGTTTTCTCCTAGTTCAACTGGTGAGTATTTTCTTATGGCCCAATCTTTACAGCTGAAAGTTATAATTTCTTTTTCTTTGAAAAAACTTTTGATAAATTTGATCATTTTTCGTATTTTGTTTTTAGATACTGATATAAAGTGGGAAGAGTTTCTACAAATTTTCTACGAGTTTCTAGCATCACATCCCAATAAGGGAAACAGTTATTTTTAAGATTTTCGATGTAATCGAGAGATCTATTTCTGTAGAGAATTCTGTGTATCAAAGATTCGTCTAATGGAAGAAAATTTAATCCGGTCGCTACACAGAGCGTACCTCCCATGTCTTCGGTGTACCTATGCTCGACATATTTCTGGCGTATCAGATGGTCGATACCAAACGATGCATATACACCTAATTGCATGTTTTTAGGCCAATTTTTATTTCTACATGCCCTCCAATACTCGGTATCATCACGATGGCTCATTGCATAATGTAGAGCCACAAATTCTGCAAAAGCTCTAAAGTCTCCTCTACAACCTTCATTGAATGCGAGTCTGTCAAATTCTGTAATTTCATCACGATTCAATGCTGAAACTAACTTTAATAGAAATTCATGTACAGTGTATAATCCTGAAGATTCTAAAGGTTCGATAAACCCAGCCGATAATCCGATAGCGCATACATTTTTGTGGTATATTTTTTGATGTATACCAATCCGCATTTTAATATTTTTAAATTCTAAAGAATCTATCATCTCTTTTGATTTTTTGATAGATCTGTGATTAATTAAATAGTCCTTGAATTGTTCTAATGCATCTTCGTCGCTGATGAATCTGTCACTGTAAACATATCCTGTACCTACTCTCGACCAAAGAGGAATATTCCATACCCAGCCATTTTGTATGGCCGTACAATTAGTGTAGGGTTCGAGCTCTTGTTCTTTGTCCGTAAAGGGAACTCTGGTAGCCCAGGCCGAATTGTTAGGAAGAAGATCTTCATAACTATCAAAAGGTACATTCAAAGTTTTTCCTAGTAACATAGACTTAAACCCGGTACAGTCGATATATAGATCTGCAGAAATTTCTTCACCCGATGTTAATTTAAGTACTTCGATACCGTTTTCGTTGGTTACAATTTCGATTACGTCGTCTTTGATCAGTTTAACTCCGCGAGGAATAGAAAAATTGTCTCTTAACCAAGCACCAAATTTGGCCGCGTCAAAATGGTAAGCCACATCTCTATTGAAATCCCATTCAGGAAATTCGTTGTTAGAATTATCACAGATCTTATTATTATCTGACATCGTTACTGCAGGAAAAAAAGTTTCTGCAAAGTTTTGTACGGGAAGATTATTATCTAATGCTTTTCTTATAAACCAATCCTGCAGACCGCTAGGAAAATGTAAACGATTATAGATAGGTACTCCAAAAGGATAATGAAAGGCTCCCGCTCCTTTTTTATAAAAATCTGTGAATTTTATGCTTAATTTATAACTAGCATCACATTGTGTCATCCAATCTTCATCTTTTATGCCCAGAGAAAATAACCATTCATTGATCTGACCTATAGTACTTTCGCCTACTCCTACCGTTGGAACGTTGGGGCTTTCGATGACAACAACTGCTTTATTTGGAAAGTTTTTGATCAGTGTAGCAGCACTCATCCATCCAGCGCTACCTCCGCCAACTATGACTATTTTATCTATCCGCATTTAGTTTCCTTTGACAATTTAACTTAATTATCAGATCTAATCTGCCACGAATAGATTTCCTGAAATAGAAACTCTATTCTCATTGCTGGTAAAAAAAGGATAAACTAAATGTTTGATTGTCGAAGGAAAAAATAAAACAGTGCCTTCACAAGTTTTGTCTGGAAAAAATGGCAGAGATTGGACATCTCCTAGAATATTAGTAAACACAAAATTAAAGCTAGTGGCCAAAGGATAATCAGCAGGTGTAACATGCGGCATCGTCAATTCTTCTTCTAAAGAGTAGGGTATATCTATCCACGAAACAAAACTAAACACACCGCTATGGTTATGCAGAGGATTAAATTCGTATTTTTTCTGGAAATTAATCCAAACTTTTTCTAGCATAAAGGACAGCGGCTTCTTGATCAAATAATTTTGAGATATCTCCTTATCAAAATTCCATGCCCTTATGTATTGAGCAGCCATTTCTAACAAATAAGGTTGGATTATTTGTTGAGATGTTTCGAGATAAACCTGTGTTTCAAGATGACCTGCTAAATTTTTGTAGATTTTTTCTTTTTTATCGACATTTTTTTTTATTTCTTGTATTTCTTTTTTAAGAACAGATGTTATCTCATCTGGAAATTTCGATATTGAGTAACCATAATTAGGAAAATGTTTTTGTTCTACAGAAAAATCATCAAACATTGTCGAATTCAATTTTGTGCATATGGGATCTGTTCATAATTATTTCTAATGCTTGTCTATGAGAAACAAACTGTTGATTATTTTCCCACTCTTTAAATTTAGTCAGCGCATCTACGGCTGCGAATTTTATATCTTCGTTCTGGCTATCATAAAAATCTTTTAACTTTTGCCTATCTAACATCTGTAGACCGTGCATAACCATCAACCAATTTTGATCTCTAAACATGAGAAAAGATCCGTTAAAGAAAACATGGCTAGGCAATGAATTTTTAAATATATCTAACGTTTCCCTGTTAAAATCGGTTTTCGTTAATTCGCTGCAACTTCTCCAGAACTCTGTGTCTTGTCTTTTGGTAAAATAGTGTAGTTGGACAAAGTCGATGATATTTTTACAAACATTTTCAAATTCGATATTATATTGATTAGGAGTAGCAGTATCTCCAGGCTCCCATAAAACCAAATGATTAGCCAACGCTAACGATTGCTGGATAGATGTGCCGATACTGCTGGCTTCTAACGGTTCAACAAAACTGCCAGCTAATCCTAGCGCCACGCAATTTTTAATCCAAAACTTATCAACATAGCCCGCAGAAAATTTTATTTTCTTTGCAATTTCGATTGGCTTTTCAAACACAGTCTGCGCTTCGGCGATGGCCTGCTCTTCTGTTATAAAATCATCATTGTAAACATATCCGTTACCGAATCTTCCTTGGGTAGGAATCCGCCACATCCAGCCGGCGCTCATAGCAGTACTAGCTGTGTTAGATGGAATATCTTCTAACCTTTCGGTCGGAAACGCAATCGCTGCGTTCATGGGCAAATATTTTCTACAGTCCAGCCATTTGGCTCCTAATTTAGAAGATATTACTCTCCTAAATCCGCTACAATCGATGAAAAAATCTGCAAAATATTTTTGCCCATCGGCGTCTACAAGATGCGAAACAAATCCTTGTTCATTTATACCGACTTCTTCGATTGTAGCATCGACGATTTCTATAGATCTAGACGAGCACAACTTCAATAGATATTCATTAAGCTTAAAAGTATTAAAATGAAACTGATTTACTGATGTTTCAAAATTTTCAGCGTGGGTAGAATCGTGTATGTTCTTCGGCACCAAGTTATGATGATCTAATCCGTCGATGATCATTTTAGTGTAGATAAACGGAAATCCGGTAGGAGCCTGATGTGTAAAAGAAGAATGCAATGAATGAAAGTAATAATCATCGTCACCGTTCCAATTCACAAATTTAATACCTGTTTTAAAAGTAGCATCGGTTTCTTTTATTAATTCATTGATCGAAATTCCGCATGCTTTCATAAAGGTAGTCCAGTGTTCTGTAGAACCTTCGCCTACACCGATTATTCCGATTTCTTTAGATTTTATGATTTGGATTTCTAATTGACTAAATTTAGATTTAAGTATGAGCGCAGAGATTAATCCGCTGGTGCCACCGCCTAATATGATTAATTTTTTGATCATTGCATTCTCCACTCGTCGAAAGTTAGACATTCTCTAGATATCAAAAAAGCTTCATTTAATAGTTGTTGATATTCTTCTTGTATAGTTTCCAACATATATTTTCTTTTGTGTTTTAATTTTGTTTCGAAAATTTTAAAGTCAAATACTTGGTTTCCTTGGAAAACTGCGGCATAATTTTCAAAAGAATAAACCGGAAAATCTTCAAAATTTACGCAGCCGGTTGCCCACTGATCTATTTTATTTTTTAAACTTTCGGGAATTTTTCGGATTTTTTGATCTTTCCAAAATTCTGAATCGTCCCTAGCAGTCATATAATGTAGATTTATAAAATCTATTACATCCGTTATCATTAATTGGTATTTATGATTATAGCTAACTTCATCATGACTGTTTAATTGACTGCCAGGATTCCAGTGTTCTGATAATAATCTCAATTGGAGACCTATCAGAGTATGACCGGGACTCCCTAACGGTTCTGGGAATCCTGTGCTCAATCCGATGCCAATGACGTTTTTAGTCCACGGATTCAGAGATAACGACGGATCCCAAGTGAGTGAAGCAATAGGAGTTATATCCTTATTAAAAGTTTTATTGATTTCATCAACAGCTTGGTCTTTTGTGATACGAGAATTGTCATAAACATATCCTCTACCAGATCTAGATTGTAAACTCACATCAAAAGACCAACCGTTTTTTAATGCTGTCATTTCTGTGTAAGGTAGATTGCTGCTTTCATCCCACCATGCAACGACTGATGTGGCTGGAAATTCTTGACGATAATCTTTAAAAACTTGTCCTAATGCTTTTTTAAGCAGCAATTGAGAAAAGCCGGAACAGTCAAAAAACCAATCAGCATTTAACACCGTGTGGTCTTCGAGTACCAACGAATCTATAGAACCATCATTGTCTAAATTTGTGTATAAGAATTTTTTTTCAACAAGGTTGATCTGTCTTTCAATACCTAGTCTTTTAAGATAATTGGCATTTTTTCTGGAGTCAAAATGCCACATCGAATTTAAAATATAGGTACCATTTTTTGTATAAGGTACCTTTTTATCTAAAATCAATCTTGTTGAAACAGATAAATCACTTACAGGTAAATTTAAAGCTAGAAGACCTAATAAAAAATCATTTTGATTTCCGAATTCAGGATATTTGTACAGATATCTATTCAGATACCTCGAAAACAGAGGTTGTATAAAAAAATCACCGTTGCCAGACCAATTGACGAATTTTCCTCCTAGTTTTGGAATCCCATCTACTTCTTTTCGCCATGCTTCGATGGGTATATCTAAAAATTCTAGCAACTCCACAAAAGGAATGGTGCAACTCTCACCAGCAATGATCGGTAATGCATTCGGATCTTCTATTACAGTGATCTCGATGTTTTCCCACGTTTTTTTCAAGAAAAGCGCTGTTAGCCAACCGGCGGATCCTCCACCGAGAACGATTATTTTTTTGTGAACCATGTTTTAGGTCTCAATCTATTGAAAGAATTGTGTATTTTCCAACTAATTTTAGGCAAAAAATGTTTCAAGGTAAGGCTGCTGTTTACAGCGTGTTCTAGTTTTTCTGTCCTTTCAATTTTTTCAAGCTTTATTTTATCTTTAAACCTTGGAGTTCTAAATTTCACATAAGCCAACGGCTGTCCTCGTGATAGGCGTATCTCATCTGTTAACATTTCAAAAGTTGTAACAAATGGACGATACCAATTGCCTATGTTATAACTTCCCGGAATAAGTCTCCATGCGGGATCTATATCATTAAATGGGGGTAAACTTTCTATTAAGACATCCTCATCGGATACAAAAACAAAGCTATTGCTCAATGCTACAATGGGTCTACCTGCGTCCGGATCAAAATCTCCCCAATGTAATCTTACAAAAGAATTATGGGCTTCGAAAGGTAAATCGCTGTGCAATACCTTGTTTGTTTTATCCCATCGAAGCGTAATATCTATAGTATTTTTGATGACGTAAAATTGATTTACATAGTTTGTAAAAGCAGGGCATTGATGATATTTAGAAACAGAATCGTCCCAGGTCGATAATTTTTCAAGTTCGAAGTGTGCTAGATCAACCCAACCATAATAATTTAACGCAGTATTAATAGTGTTGGGATTTTTTTCATTCCACGGGCAATAACCTACTTTAATTTCCATAATATGAAGACCAAAATCCCATCGGACACGTCCCCGATTTCATTTTAGCTCTAGCAGTATAGGGTTCATTGATAATTTTACAAAAATTTGTTTCAGAATCGCAGGCATAACATTCTTTGCAGATCGATATTCTTTCTTCATATTTGTGATAAGGCACTAATATGACCTTTTCGTTATGATGCATTAACCTTGGTTTAGTTTTCATTGCGAATATTCCGTTTAAGATCTTCTATAATAAATTGTAAATTTAATATCTTGTTATTTAAGTGCTCTATATCGCTTATACAATTGTCATCAACATACGGATACTCTGAATTTGAAGAAAGGTATTTTCCCGAGTATCCTATGTTGAATGAAATCACGATCCTATCATCATTTGATAAATTCTCACCTGTTTTGTGTCTAATGTAACCAGGAAAAAGAACCAAATCTCCTGTACGTACTTTTATCCCCGTCTCTATTTTTCTTTCGATATCGGTCGAAAATGGAATATTAGTTATACTATACTCTGCGGGATTGGTTAATATTAAATCTCCGGAATCGTATTCTGCTTTTAAATAAAATGCAGCCACCATCGGCATAAGGCTGTGCGAATGTTGTAATGTGAAAGACCTCGATCTATGAATATTAGACCAGCATTGATCTATTCTAGGACTTAATCTTTCGTCGACATCTAGCACACGCCAATACATGCTGGAATGAAACAGCACTAAGTCCGATAACTGTCGCATGATTGGTAGCTCGTGCAACTGATTGTCAGTTTCATAGGTGCTTACTCCGCCATGTTTTTCTAACGAGGATAAACTTTCTACAGCATAATTCAATTTATGCCTGATTGTTTTTTCTATCTCATCGATCTCGACTAGAGATTCTAATAAGTTAATCTTATATATTGGCGTAGAAAATAAATTATGAATCATTAGCTATTGGTTGATTTTTTAAATACCATTTTTTGCTTACAAAAGTCTTGTAAGAAATATATTTTCTCAATTTTTTACAATCTCTAGTCGGCCCCAATCCTCTATGCGGAATGTTGCTGTCAAAAACCAAGCAGGTGTTAGGCAATGGATAATAGGTAGCAACTACATTACCATTGTCATCAAAAAATTGGAATTCGCCTCCCCATTCTGGATTCCATTCTCTGTTCGGAAAAAAACAAAAAGTCATAAAACCGTCACCCATATCATTAAACTCTACTTCTTTGTCAGTGTGTATTCCGCCATCTAGGCCGAATGTTTTTCCGCCGGCGATAGCATGATACATCTTAAATTGATAATCAGAAGTTTCCGGAGCTGTTTGATATAGTTTATTTTGGATTTCAAAAAATGCAACTTCACTTATTAAATGATCGAGACTGAAATCGGCTTGCCAAAAAACTGTACTATCTTCATCCCAGACATCGGGATTGGTTACTCTACCAAATTGCCACACGGGTTTATCGAGCTCTGCACAGACATTGTTCCATGTATCATCTCGCAAGACATTTGTTAGATAAAATATTTCTTTGTTTCTCATTTTGACTCCAAATCAGGTTTACTATTTATAGGGCCTGTTAGCCCCTGCCTAAATAAATCATCTGACCATCCCGGGTGATTCCACGCTTCTGCTTCTTGATCGGTCAACAACAATTCTCGTTCATCGAACTTTAGATGATCGAAATCGCCATTTTTTCGAACGTAGTGAAAAAATATTTGATGCTGAAAACTCTGCCCGTCCATAGGGTGTCTTAAATGGCTTATTTTGCTGCCTTCGTAAATTAATGCATCACCGATATCTATTGTAAATTCGATAAATCCAGTTTCGTTCTGAAGAAATATCGGCCAGATAAATTTTTCATAATCCAAAGTAATGGTCAAGCTTATTTCGGCACCGGGTCTATCAAAATGAGGCAGCAAATAATCATTTTCTTGATAAATCCGTCCGTAGGTGTATACAGGATGTAATTCGCAGCCTACAATTTCTTCCACACGACTTCTAATCGATTCCATCTCGTCGTTGAAAATTCCATACCATGCAGGGCTTAATTTACATTGTCCATCGGGGGATCTGTAAATATTTCTCTGGAGTAGATCCTCCATTTTTCTAGCCATCTGGAAACATTGTTCTTTCGGGATAAGTGATTTTTCTAAATGATATAATGAAAACATTATTCTATTGTTATATTAAAAGATATCGATACTCGGTTCGAATCGCTATTGTTAATACTAACAGCGTGTTCTAAAAAACTAGGAAACAAAATTAATTTTCCCACTTCTGGCACATAAGAAATCTTGGAAAACTCGGCAGATGTAATCTTATGAAATCTATTAACTGGCGAAGGATTTAAAAAAACTAAATCTCCATCTTTGCTGTTGGTCTTATGAAAATAGACTCCCGAAATATCATAACCGTCGTGCATATGGTAATTTTGAAATCCACCTTTAACAGAGTAATTAATCCAAGATTCTGCTATGTTTATATTTAAATAATTAACTGCGAGCTGTTCTAAAAAATCTCTAGAATAATCTAGAATTTTACTTTTCAGAATAGGAATTTGATCTAGTGTGTGGTCATAGGGGCCGTATTTAAAATTAGTCAATACTGTATCCCCCCAAGGATTTATCAGTGTTTCCTTATCCAAAGTTGACTCGTATTTTTCTATTTCGTTAGAAACTACAGCAACGTCTTCATCATTTAAGACTTTAAAATAGATTGGTGTTGGAAAGAAATACTCTATCATAGTTTATAGTCTGTCGAAGCAACCGCATTGATAACTAGTCGTCTTTCGTTTATGATAGGAGAAGAACTAGAATGTAACTGATTCGAAGGAAATATAACACATCTATTTTTTTTAGGAACGATTTTGTCTATAATTTGGTAGTTTTCATCAAAAAAGTAAGTAGGGCCATCGCTGTCGTTGATATAATAAATCATAGAAATCATGTTGTCTGCCGTATCGTCTTTATGCGGTGGATGAGGAACAGCACCATTAGAATTGTACTTTAACAATTGATTTATTTTTACTCTTCGATAATTTAATATGCCTCTAGAATGTTCTGTTAGTATTGAATCGACAGCTTTGATTATTAAAGGAGTATAGGAAGAATCAGCACGACCGTTGTCTATTATCGGGTGAACGAACTGAAATGTCTCTAAAAATTTATCTGTATCATAGGTTATATGTCCTGCGGTATAAGGATCATACCACCAATATGTATATGGATCCAAAAAGATCTGCTCGATTTCGTCGGCTAGATAAGAATTAATACAATTATCTATGATCTTCATTTGAGGGCCAAATTAAACGGAATGCTTATCTTGTTTTTGTCTTGTTCGTGTTTATCATACCCATGATAAACGCTAGATTTAAACATTATGATTCTTCCCGGAGTACAATCATATTTGACTAATTTATAATTTAGATCATTATCCATGATCGGTTTTACAGTTTCAAACGAATCCCTGTACGGTGATCCAAAATTCAGTGTTGCGTTAGGCGGCGATTCGACATAGAACACTCCACTCAAATAAGCACGACCCATGCTGTTGTGTACATGTAAGGCATGATAATCATGCTTTTCTATCAAGTTGATCCACATATTTACTGGTTCTATCTGATTCTCGGTAATCCCTGGAAAACCTAAAGCATTAAGAAACCCTACAGCTTGGTAGATTATTTCTTTCGTTAATAATTTGAATGTATCTAATTTATAAATGTGTCCGTATAAAGAATGCCAAAAAGTCGTTTTAAGAGAACTTTCTCCAAAGGGGTGTGATTCTCGGCCGATTTCTTCTAAAATTTTCAGACATTGACCTTTGTAATCTTCTAATTTTTCTAACTGATTATTATCAGTATACCAAACAGATGTAGGAAACCAATTATCTATCATTTGAACCTCGGCCCGTTGACCCAAGTAACTAGGCTTTTTCTAAATCCGGATGAGACCTTTGTTACTTCGTGTATAACAAAACTAGGAAAAACTATTACCGTGCCTATTTCTTTTGGAGCAGCAGCGCATTCAGAAAGTGTATTTCTGTAAAACAGTAGATCGCCACCTTCATATTCCTTAGGATCTGATAGTTGTACCGACACGCTTAATTTACGAAACAAATTAAATTTATAACCGTCGTCAGTGTGACTGGTATAAAAATCTAAAGTTTCGCCTTTGTATTCTGTGTACTGTAATGACTCCATTTCTGTAAGATCATATTTGTAAAATCTATCATTTAGAGAGTTAATTATGTCGGCCAGTTTTACAAAAATGTCTTTAGATTCAGCATCGGCATCAATCCATGAAATGTTGCAATTCCTAACAGCGGAGTTAGAAACACCTCCTTCTAATTCTGCCTTGCCTCCGTAACGATTTTTTCCTAATTGTATGATTTTATCGATCTCGTCAAGACTGAAACAGTTTGTAGCATATGCAAACGGTTCGTTGGTATAATTAAAATCTTTCATTAACCAAGACATTTAGCTATCTCCGTGTCGAAACTTATAACATATTTGATATCTGCATGATTTTCACTGTAATGTTCTACCCAACTAGGAAAGATTATCAGCATATTTTCTTCTATTGGAATCTCAAATTCTTGCATGTTAAAAGTTGTTGTTCTCGAGCAGACTTCGTTTATCTTGAAAGGATTGCAGGGATTTTTAATTTTTAAAAAACTGTTGGTCCCTTTGATTAACGGATAGTACACACCGCTTACTATACTCATTTCGTGTTTGTGAGGTAATATATATCCTTTGTTTACATATTTGTTACACCAGCTGTAAGAAATTTTCGCAGGTGTTACTCCGTAGTAATCAACAAAGCAATCTATTTCTTTTTGAAAAATTTCTTTCAGCCATAATTTCCTGTCTAAAAAGGTGTTAGTTTTAGATCGATGTCCATTTTTAATAAGATTGTTGTTTTCTAGCTTTTCTTGATCTATCGAGTGCGTAATATCTGCTAGATCTCGAGTTGTCACTGATTCTAGTTTAATTTTTTTAATAAGAACAGGAAATATCTCTAATAGTTCATTCATCGGGAAATGTTCAAAATCTATAAATATTTATATACAGCGTATATCGCTCGAAAAAAAGTGATAAGATTTTCCAAAATTTTAAGATAAATACCAAATGTCCAAAATACCGATTTTTAATGCCGTAAGAGTAATACCGAGAGAAGAAGGTTTCTTAAATAGAAACGTAGGTAATCGAGGCGAAATATACTACGATAAAGACTCAAATTCGTTAAGATTGTTTGATGGCGACAATCGAGGCGGATTTTCAATCGCTAGATCGGATTTCGAAAATGTTCCTATTACTGCATTTAGGAATAAATCAGTTGGTTCTGGAATATCTACAGTAGTTTACACGGTAACTGTAACCGGCCCTCAAAACCCAGACACGGGCAACAAATACAGTCTCAACGGTGTTTATCGTCCCGAACCCAATTTCGTGGTAGGATACACCTATGTATTTGTACAGGATGATCAGACCAATGTGTATTTTCCTAATGCCAATGGCACCACACCAAATCCTCATCCGTTAAACTTCTCCTCAGATAATCTCAGCGGTGAGAGAGGCGGTGGTACCAGCTATCTCGTTAACGTGAGATACTTCCTTGACGGAGTAAGCGTTTCCCAGTCAGTTTACAACAGTACAGCATTCAATACAGCCACATCTAGGCAAGTGTGGATTACTGTTACAAATTCTACTCCGTCAACACTATACTATTGGTGCTGGAATCACCAGGCCATGGGCAACGAGATCTCGGTGGCGGATCCGGGTTCCGGTGGTAGCGGCGGAAACACAACTGTAACCGTCAGTCAGACCGCTCCGACGTCGCCAAATGCTGGAAACCTATGGTTGAGCACCACAAACGGTAATCTATATGTTTACATAGATGACGGCGATAGCCAGCAATGGATTCAGCCTTCTGGACCGTACCCTGATTTGTCAGCATATGCTCTTAGTTCGTCCCTGTCGGCCTATGCACTTACTTCATCTCTATCGGCATACGCTCTCAATTCATCTCTATCGGCATACGCTCTCAATTCGTCCTTGTCGGCGTATGCTACACTTTCTTATGTAAATTCGGCTATTGGCAATATCCCTAAAGAATTATTTGATTTTTCTGTAGCAGCAGACGACTCAACTCAACGACTCATTACATCTGGTAATACGATTAAATTTATTGGAGCCGGCGGCGTAACGACATCAAGTGACAACGACGGAAACATTACTATCACTGGAGGCGCTACTACCGGAAATGTAACTTTTGTAGGTACTACTATTGATACGAGCGACTCGTCTGCCATCGTGTTTACTCCTGCGGTTGTGCTTGAATCTGATCTAACAGTAGAGAACGAACTGACTGCGTCTATATTAAATGCCGATGTAATTAATATAACAGGGGAAATAACCAGTATCGGTTCTGGAACTCCTGAACTGGTATCAGATAACGAAATCTTGCTTACAGCCGGAACCAGAGTAGAAATTACTAGTAGCCCATTTAAAGTAGCGTCTTTCAGTTCAGCAGAAAGAGATTTGCTTTTAGCCCAAAACGGTGATTTGATCTATAACACAACCACAAATAAATTCCAAGGATATGAAAATGGGTCTTGGGTAGATTTAGTTTAAATTAATATATGACTACAAAATATTATCAACTATCTACTTTTACCGAAGAACAGTGGGATGAACTTAATCTCGAATTAATTTCTCAAGGTAAATTTTCTGAACCTGTGCCTGAACGGTCAGTAGAGCTGGCCGATGATCATTTACACAGTCCCACCAGAGGCACATATCTTTTAACTGACGAAGAAGCTGAAACATTAAAATCCGATCCTCGAATAAAATTTATTAATATAGATTATAAAAGATACCCAGAATACATACCTCCGAAAGATGATCTACAAGCCACTAGACCCGAGTTAATAGCTCGATATTCATCTACAATAAAAAACTACAGAGAGTTTGAGACATCCAATACATTGGACCCAACTCCTGAAGCGGACGATGCCAATCGTACAGGTTATCAATTATACAGATGCCAACAAAAACTAGATCCTTGGGTAGACGGTGCGTTAGCGGACAATGCTGTACCCGAGGTCAACATATTCCAGTACGGTACTGGACGCCATGTAGATGTCATCGTGGCCGACGAAGGTATGTGGCTAGGACATCCCGAATTTCAAAATAATACTGTATTGATCACAGACGGAGTGACACCTTTAGAAAAACCTAACGGATATACCGGAGGCAATCTTCTGCCGGGTAACGGAACCTGCGATGTATTAGATGTGGTATTGGACGGACCGTATTATATCGATCCAGAATGGTTTGATGCCAGTCCAGAAACAAGATTAACTACGAGATGGGATGGCACTGTAGTTCCCGTGGAAAGCGTAGCGAGAACTTGGTGGAGTAACGCTTCCCAACGCAGTGCTAAATTCGCCAATGCAGGTACAGTCACAGTGTCTGCATCCTACACTCGATTGAATACCAGCGGTGATAACACACAGCGTCCTCCTATTAGTCTTCCATTCATCGATGAAGGTCAGCACGGTACTCCCTGCGGAGCATTGACCTACGGACGCACACAAGGATGGGCCTATAATGCTAATAAATGGACGTTAGACTTATACGGTTCATATGGAGCTGGCATAGAACAAGGGTTTGATATACAGAAAATTTTCCATCAACTAAAACCTATTAATCCGTTATACGGAACCAAAGATCCTACGATCAGTTCAAACAGTTGGGGATATCGTTCTGTCAAAGATCCCGGCGGTTCAACTTGGTATTATACCCATCGTGCTTCTTCAAACGTTGCCTATACCACAGAAGTTGGACTGCCTTGGTTGGAACAGATGGGCTTTCCTGGTGACGGTGGGCGGTTCAAAGGTGAAATGAAAACTAATTCGCTCACGACTGCGTTAGACGAACTGATAGATGCCGGGGTAATTTTCGTAGCGGCCGCAGGAAATTCGACGCAGAAACAGGTAAATTACGGTCATCCCGATTTTGATAATTATATCACCACCACCAACGGCGGATCTCTACTGAATTCTAATTTTACCGAATTCGGAATAAACGTCTACGGTACGACGAATCGTCGAGGATTTCCTCAACAAGGTGGAAAATATGTCGAACCTAATGGCTCTGTGAATTATAAAACCATCAATATAGGTGCGCTAGATGATGATTATAACACAGGATTAGAAGCCAAAGTAAGTTATAGTGACCGAGGAAATGGTATTGACCTTTATGCACCGGCAGATGGCACACTTGCTGCAAATAAATCTTACACCAACGAAGGACCGCGTCCGGATACCTATGCTGGTTTCACTTACAATAGTGGTACGGCCTATGATTGTGCTTTTAGTGGCACCAGTGCAGCCTGTCCTGTATCAGCAGGTTTTCTTGCCACAGTGATAGAATACAACAGAGACTGGACGTGGGCTGAACTAAAATCTTGGATAGAAACTCTCGATGCACAAGATCCCAGTGATTTTTATTATGGCACAGAATCAACAACTCCTACTACCGTGAATTGGAACGATACAAACAGCCTAGAAGGTGGTGTTGCTCGAGTTGCCTATCAGGCACCATTTGATGCTAGATTTCGCCCCGGTCCTAGAAAACTTGCATCGGGGTTGAGTCTAAAAGGTATTAGATTCAGAAAATAAGTAAATAATAGTTAAAGGACTCAATATGGCACTAAATTTTCCTAACAATCCCTCAATAGAAGACACGTATACCGAAGGAGGTATAACGTGGACGTTTGACGGATCTGCATGGAATGTATTAAGCGGAACAGTTTCTCCGGCAAATTCATTTTCCACGATTGCGATAGCAGGACAAGACACAGTCGTCGCCGATACTTCTGCGGACACCTTGACATTAGTGGCAGGAGCTAATGTAACTTTGACTACCAATGCAGCCAGTGATCAGGTGACTATATCTTCTTCAGCTGCAACAAACACCTTTTATAGAATTTCAGTAGCCGGTCAAGACGATATCGTGGCCGATTCATCTAACGATATATTAACATTAGTGGCTGGATCGGGAGTGGTTTTAACCACAAATAACACGACCGATACCTTAACGATTTCGTCATCATCTTCGGTGAATAGTATCAATGATCTAACCGATGTAGACACCGTTAGCACTCCTCCAACAACAGGTCAAGTTTTAAAATGGAATGGATCTAACTGGGTGCCTGCCGCAGACGTCACAAGCGGAGGTGGTGGTACTGATGCGGATACACTAGATGGTTTAGACAGTGCCTACTTTTTAAACTATAATAACCTAACAAACAAACCAACGATTCCGTCGACAGTCTTTAACACTATAGTTGTATCTGGAGAATCAAATATCATCGCAGATAGTCAAACGGATTCGTTGACTTTTGTCGCAGGTACAGGAATCTCGATTACAACTGACCCTTTAACTGACTCTTTGACCATCACCAACACAGTGACGAATACAAATACAACGTACGGAATAAGTTCTGAAACTGCAACCGGTGGCGTGAATTTAAGATTAACAGGCAGTGATGCGACCACAGATAATGTAAAATTAGCTGCCGGTTCAAATATGACCATCACCAGAACAGATGCAGACACGATCACGTTTGCATCAACGGCTACGGGTGGTGCAGCATCAAACAGTTTCGAGACCATTTCTGTGAGCGGTCAATCCAATGTCGTGGCAGAAAGCGGTACCGACACGTTAACATTGGTAGCAGGTTCTGGAATAACTATCACTACAGATGCCGGCGCAGACAGCATTACTATTACCAATTCCGCTGCCGGATCTAATGCTTTTGGTACGGTAGCAGTTACAGGACAGACTAATGTAGTAGCAGATTCGGTGAACGATACGTTAACGTTAGCTGCCGGCACGGGAATATCCATAACCACAGATGCTGGTTCCGATACAGTGACCATTACCAGTACCGTTTCTGCAGGCGCTACAGCCTTTACTGGATTGTCTGATGTAGGTACTGCGTCGTTGACCGTAGATAAAATCTATCTACCTGCGATAACTATGTTGACAGTGACCAATAATGGTGCTACTGCTTATAGATTTGATCAATATGGAACTGTCGATGACCCAACAATTTATGCAATAAATGCTACTACGATAGCATTCAATTTAAACGTTATCGGCCATCCTTTTTTGATTCAAGATAATACAGGAACAAATTATAATACTGGATTAGTTCATGTTGCGACCAACGGTACGGTCACTACCGGTGCTTCGGCTCAAGGTCAGACACAGGGAACGCTATATTGGAAAATTCCCGATAGTATCTCTGGTAGTTACAGATATCAATGTTCGATACATGCCGCTATGGTAGGGACAATAACTATCAAGAACTTCGGTTCTATTTAATTACCGATAATTTTAAATATTTTTTTCCTTACTTCGGAAATTTTCTTTCTCGCATCTGCGGTGTCGTCTGATAGTTTTCCTGCCGTAATAATATCAGAATGATTGATATCTATTTTTTTAACATTTGAAACAAGCTCTTGTAGAAGTCTTTTCATTTCGGTTTTTTTATTTTGATCTTCTATTGTTTCTATGTAGTCGGATATTTTTTGATATTCTTCTCTAAATTTCGGACTGTTTAATATCTGCATCTGAAATCTCCAAAATAGTTTCGATTTTAGTTTTAATTAATTGATTATTTAATGTGGTTCTCAATCCTGAATGCAATTGCGCAGGCAATTGAGCGAGAGAAGCCCAGGCGTAAGTATTCAAAGAACTTAAAACAAATTCATCTTTAACAATACAGATGTAAGTGCTGTATTCGAATCCCTTATCCTCACTTAGGTAGAGTTCTACAGGAACTACCTTACCTCGGCTATATGTTTCAAATAATATCTGTGCATCTT